CTGTACCTAATAAAATTTGCCCATTGTCTACGATACTTAAATCATGAGCAAATCTTGCACTACCACCGTCTGACATATCAAGCGTGAGGGCTGTTATGGTTGAACCGCCATCGTTGCCTTGGAATATTATATCTTCATCTGATACTGCACTTATAATAGATATATCAGAACCTGATAATGAAATACTTCCTATTTCAGTGCCGTTGTCTTTAAATTTAATAAACCCAGAATCACTGTCTAAAATAATATTGCCAACTGCATCCACTGTTAGATCACTTGCCGCTCCCACAGTGATAGTAGACCCATCAATACTAATGTTATCTACCACTACACCTGCGTTGGCTGTGATTGCTCCTGTGAATGTAGCCGCACCTGCAACAGCTAGTGTACTTGCCATATCCACAGCGCCGTCGATATCTACAACGTCTAGATTAGTAGTGCCGTCTACGTCTATATCGCCTGAGATGTCTAGTGATGCAAATACTGAAGTACCTGTAGCAGTCACAGTACCCGATATGTCAGTATTACCGTTGATATCTATCGTAGTAGCGTTGATCTCAATTTCAGTGTCAGAAACTAAATCCAAGACCCCATCAGCACTTTGGTGTATATAAGTCCCAGAATCGCCAAACTGAAGTTGCCGTGTGCTATTAAGTAAGATCCCTGTGTCAGCAACGTGGGTAAGAGTAGTATCGGTATCTGTACCAAAACCTAAAACTGCGGCATCTGAGTCTAAAGACAGGTCGTCGCCTACAGTTGCATCTCCTGAAATGTCTAAGGATGTAAGTGTTCCAAGACTTGTTATGTTACCTTGGGCTGCTCCTGTGACTGTAGCTGCTGTTCCAGATACATTACCTGTAACATTGCCCGTTAAAGTCCCTGCAAAACCTGTAGCAGTAACCACACCTGTGCTTGGGTTATACGTTAAAGTTCCATCAGATTCTAACCCAAGATTACCGCCATCTACATCGCCACCTGCGGTAAAAATAAGAGCATTACTTTCATCTGTACTTTCATTATCAGTGATTGTAACTGTAGTTGCTACTGCGGCTGTAGAAGCATTATTTACTGTAACTCCCGCAATAACAGTATTAAGTGCAGTACCATTGACAGTAATTGCATCCGCTTCTAATGTACCATCAACATCAACATCTCCTGAAATGTCTAAGGATGTCCCTGTTAACACGCCCGTTACACCCAAAGTACCACTAACAGTAGAGTCACCTGTCATGGTTGTAGTACCTGTTACAATTAAACTATCAGCACTTTCATCCCACAGTAAACTTTTACCAGAGGTAGCCCCAAAAAACTTAACGTCATACCCTGTATCATCTACACCTACGGACACAGTAGCGTCAATTTGGGTAGCACCATCAATGTCCACAACGTCTAAGTTAGTTGTTCCTGCTACGTCTAAAGCTCCATCAATATCTACTGCGCCTGAGAAGTCACCTGTAGCCGCATCTAGCTCTCCACTAAGAGTGACATTAGTTGCGCCAGTAATTGCACCATTAAGAGCTACAGCACCATTAATATCTACAGTTGTAGCCGCTATTTGAATCTCAGTGTCAGCAACTATATCTAACTGTCCGTCAGCACTAGAGTTAATATAAATAGCTGAATCACGGAACTGGACTTTATCGTCAGTCGATACAGCAATATCTGTACCCGCAGTGGTGTTGCTAAGTGCTAAGACTTCGCCAAAAGTATCTACAGTGTCTTGTTGTGCGTCTACATAGGCTTTAATGGATTGTTGAGTTGCAAGAGCCGTAGCACTATCGCCTGACATATCGTCTTGATCTAAGATGTCTGTAACTGCTATTGTTCCTGTTCCAGACAAAGAATCAAACTCAAGAGTGCCGTCAACATCTAAATTACCGCCTATAGTTATATTACCTGTAGTAGTCACACTATCAATATAAGCATTTTTAAAGTATAAACTAGAAGTTCCTAAGTCTACATCTGAATCAGTTACAGGAGCAATAACACCATCAGCCATTGTAAACTGACTTGTGCCTCCTGCGGTAAATGCTAAGGTATCTCCTGCACTAAAGAAAAGACCAACATTAGTATCACCAGTGTTTGTAATACTAGGATCACTAGCTGAACCATCAGGAAAAGAAACTACCCCAGTAAATGTAGGGCTTGCTATGTTTGATTTAGTTGTAACAGCAGTTGCAATATTATCAAACTCTGTATTTATTTCTGTACCTTTAACAATTTTATTTGCATTTCCTGAAGGTAAAGCATCTTTGGTAGCAAAGTTAGTAGTTTTAGTATAATCTGTCATATTAATCGTCCTGCTAATACGTGAATATCAATTTTTTGAATAGAGAAAGGTACTGATTCTATTTGTGCGTCTAAACCAATGGTTACTACAGAACCGCTACCTGTAGCATTTACTGTAGGTGTGTTTACAAAGATGGAAGCAGTATATTCTGCATTGTTGTCATATTCAGAAACCCCATACTCAGCCACAGCTCTACCTAAAGATGTACCTGAAAACTCAAGGGCTTGCTTAGTGTAAGATTCTGAATAGTCATACCCCCAGTTTAAAGTTATTGCTGTTCCTGAACCACCTATAATTGTTAAATTAAACTTTTTAAGAAACTTTAAATTAGAGGCATTTCCAAAAGCAAGAGGGTTGCTAAAGTAACTTAGTTGATAAGTAGCATCATTATCAAGATATCCTGTGTATTCTGCAATACCTAATGGTTTACCTATGTACAGCTTACTTGTAGATAGCCTGTGAAAACTTAAAGGTGAAATACTTGACCATGTTGTTACTCTATAGGAATTATCCTGTAGTGGTCTTCTAGTATCAAAAACATAAACTATTTCACTTGTTGGCAAAGTTAAAAGATAAAAAGATTCTTCTGGGCTATATACTGCTTTTATATTAAGATTTTGAATAGGAAGCAATGTTAATAAATCATTCCTAATGTTCCTACTAACATCACTAATAGAAGCAGATTTTTCCTGTATTGTTCTTCCTAAAGACCTAACCCCAGAAGAAGATAAAAATAATAAATCTGTACCTGTATTTACTACGGTATCTCTAGCAATACAGCCTATACCTATAATAGTATCTTCTAATACCATTGTAGCAGGATTAGTTGGCCCTGAGTAAATAAGTATAGTATTCTTACAGAATATTATAAGTTTACCGTTATGTGCCGCTAGTGCTGTAATATCATCAGCACCGTTAGGAAGCACACTAGTTATATCTAAAGAACCTGAAGAACCCCCTGTCCATTGGTAGCCTGTGGATAAATGACTAAAGAATACTGTGTGTTTGTTTGAGGACACATCAGCAGCCCAGAGCCTACCAAAAGCAGATATAACTTCGTTAGCTTGTGGAGCTGTACCTGTTTCTCCACTAAAGCCACTAAAGGTTGTTAAAACAGGAGAACCACCTGCGTCTGTATAAATAAGAGATTCATGTCCTGCTTGGAAACCAAAGGCATGGTTGTTTAAATTAGCCCACTTCCAGTTATTAGCTGTTGGAGTATAACCGCTTGGCGTTATGTCCGTTAGTGTTGTTGTACCACTAAATATTTTATTGTTACCTGCCTATAGTATCCTAACATTACCGCTTTGGTCTATGTACTCAAAGATGCTTTCAATGCCTCTGCTAGTTCCTAAGACTTCAGAACCGTTAGTAGTAACATAAGAAAACCCTTTTCTAGCACCTATTCTACCGTAGGTGTCTATAACACAGTTATCTGCAATAGATGCAAAGTTTGGATCAAGATCAATAGGAGAATCTTGAGTATTTATACCAAAAAATGCAGGTGCAGAAAGTGTTAAGTTTTGAAGCTGTTGGGCCATTAGACTACCCTAAAAACAAGTTCTTCTGGATTTTTTGCGGCATCAAAAGCTATTGCGTCCGACAAAGAAACTTGTGCTAAATTAAAGTATTCGGCGGCACTTTGTCCTCCTGTTTCTCCTCTTTCTCTGGCGGCTCTAGCGGTAGCACCTAAGACAACAGGGGAACTAGGAACAGATAAAACATCGGAGTCATTAGATAAAGAGTCGGGCCTTAACACTACAGTAAAAATTAAACTATACACACCATCGGGTGTAGGATAAACGTCTATTTGAGTATCGCTGTTAGAATCAAAACCATTAAAGGTAAAGTAAAAAGGTGCGCCTGAAGATGGAGAACCTAGTTTTCTAAATGTCCTAAACTGTGCAGGTGTTTCATATTGTACTCTAGTGTTAGCTGTATCGTTTAAAGCATCCAATACTTTAGAGTTGTCTTTAGCACCAGTCAATGAGTAAGTAAAATCAGAAGCACTTGTGTTAAAAGTTATGTCTGTTCTTAAAGCACTCCAATCCCATGCGTTTTCTACTGTCTTTTTAGCATCATTAACTAACTCTCCAATTAAAAGAGAGTAAGAGTTTTCGGATACTGAAGATACTTCATTTTCTCTTAATCTTCGTAGGACGCTGTTTACTAATTGTAAATAAGTCATTAAGCATACCTTTTTCTTATATAGTCTTGTATTTCATCGTAACTAAAATCAGGTTCTTTAAATTTACTAAGCTCTGCACCAAATAAACCTTCAGTTGTTCTGTTAGCAAGAAGTCCTATTCTTGGTAAATCTATGTCTACCTCAGGTAAATCTATGTCTACCTCTGGTAACTCTATGTCTACTTCAGGTAAATCTATGTCTACCTCAGGTAACTCTATGTCTACTTCAGGTAAATCTATGTCTGCAAGTTCTTCTATTGTTTCTTTTACTGGCTGTAATACCGTATCATCTATGGTACTACCTAAAGTTTCTACTGTTTCTTTTACTGGCTGTAATAACTCATCATCTACAACTCTACCTGCTTCTGCTATTTCCTCTAACGGTAGAGACTCTTTAATTGGTTGTAGTATAGTATCATCTATAGAACTTCCTATGTCTGCAACAATATCCACTATAGGCTCAACAACAGCTTTTACTACATCTTCTAAAGGCCCAAGATCAACATCAACACCTTCAATGTTTAAACCACCACCTTCTTCAACATAAGTTCCTAAACCACTAGCTAAAGCATCATTAAAGTCTGCACCACTAGCTACTTCAGAAACAACCGTAGTTAAACCTTCTTTTAAATCATCTGATTGAAAAATACCACCTATTCTTGAATCTTCAGGAAGTGAATCAAGAGTATTATCTAATAAAGTAGGAACAACAGTAGATGTAATAAGGGCAGTAGGATCTCCATCTATTGCTGATGTTATTAAACCTTGTGTCTGTTGATAACTTAAACTGCCAAAACCTTGGCCTATATTGGGCGGCCCCACACCATCTGGGCCAACTCCTGAAGGCGCTGTAACAAGTCCTGCCATGTCTAAGCCTGTCATTACTGTACCTACAACATCACCTGTAGATAAGTCTTGACCATCTATTAGTTTTATTGCAGTGCTTATTACTTTTAAAGGTGGAGCTAAAATAGAAGCCATGTCTAAAAAAGAAGTAACAGCGTCTACTGGGCTAGGGTCTGGAGGATCAGGAACAAACACTTCAACCATAGTATAAGAACCTACAGGAGCATCTGGATTAGTATCTAATCTATAAATCTTTCCATTATTTACTCCAAATCTTCCTGCGGAATAATTAGACGCTTTTGGGCCTTTTAGTCCTAATCCTTGACGAATTTCTGTTCCTTCTGGAAGCATAACTCCATCAAAAAAAGGCTGTGTATCAAAATCTTTTAATTTTTCTATGCCTTCAGACGCTACTA